AGAACGTGGAGCATGGGAGATCATCTCGGATCTACATAGAGAACTTCATGTAAAAGTCAAACTTCCTAATTGTTCATTCCGCCAGGCTCAAGCAATAGCCGAACCTTGGAGAATGGACAATCCTCGTTCTTTCGCTAACATCGCAGATGCGAATGAAAATTCATGGATCGGTAATGTTACATGGGAGGATCAAATGGAAATGTTCTGGGGGTATGAAACATATACTGAAGCTGGGCATGCTGCCTCGTTTGCACGGAATGAAGAAGCAAAGGCAAAAGGAATTAACGGACCAAGCTGGGAATAGGCTAAGGTCAATTTGAAAATAAGAAAAAAAAGAAAAGATGAAAAAAGAAACAATGAAAGCAAAAGTATTAGACTTCGTAGAAAGCAAAGGAGAAGCAAGATACACAGACATTATCAAATTTATTGTAACTGAAAAGTTCGGACCAGATGCATGGGACAACGGGTTTCAAATGGAACCACATTATGAAGATGTTAACGGTAGGTGGATTCAAACAAGTATGAGAAGAAAAAATACCAACAGAGGTTACTTTGCTGGAGCTCTTACAAACGGTGGAAGATGGACACCAAAAGGTTACTTCTTAAGAGATGCTGGCTACGGTAGGTTAGAAAAGCAAGAAAACGGACTGTACAAAACGATCCGCTAATTGTTAATAACTTTTTGAAAAAAGTTTGGCTAGAATTTTTTTATCCCAATTATTTTGATTATATTTAAATATAATTAAATAACTAAAAACAAACGGAATGAACAACTTTGAACAAGAAATGAAAGAAGCTTACGAAAAGCTAGAACAAGACATGAACACGATTGCATCTCTTTTTACAAATGTAAAACGCAAAGGGTATCTCGGAGAGAACATTATGCTACTTGATTTTAACAAAAAAGACTTTAACAATCAAAACACTTCTTTTGAGACAAAAGAAAACGGATGGTCTACATACGAAGGAATCAACTTCAGAATGGTAACTTACCCTAAGACTAACCGAATTGCATTAACCTTTTAATCTAAGACAATGGACTTTACAAAAATGAACCTAGACGAACTAAGAGATTTAAGAAATCAAATTACTCGTGAAATGAACTTCCGCAATGAAGTAAAAAGAAATCAAATCAAATCATCAATCCAAGTTGGAGATCATGTTAAAATTGATCATCCACAATTACAAGGAAAGAAATTGATAGTTGAGAAGATAAAGATAAAGAAAGCGGATATAAAAGAAATAGGAGAAGATGGTACAATCTTCCACCCAGGCTGGGTAGTTCCAATAACAATGTTACAAAAATTTTAAAGATGACAAAAGATACAATCATATTTGACTTAGACGGTACATTAGCTGATATCGACAAAAGAAGATCAATTTCAAAATTACCAAGTGGAAAGATGGACTGGAAAACTTTCTTTGATCCAGCAAACATCGCACTTGACAAACCTAATCATGCTGTCATAAAGATGGCACAAACATTTCATGACCAAGGTTTTAAGATAGTGATTTTCTCTGGGAGAAGTAAAGCAACTAAAGATGCTACCAAAGATTGGTTAACTCAATTTAATGTACCACATCATGTTTTGAAAATGAGACCGACTAGCCATCCCTGGGCTTTTATGCCGGATGATAAACTAAAACAGCAGTGGTTGGATGATATTTTCCCCGGTGATCAAAAAGACAGAATACTTACCGTATTTGATGACAGAAATAAAGTCGTTCAGATGTGGAGAGATAATGACCTAAGCTGCTTCCAAGTAGCACAAGGTGACTTTTAATTAATCAACTAAATGAAAACAAAAATGAATCAACTATTTGAAAAGCTAGATGGTCTTAAACAAAAATTAGACAATAGCAATAAAGGCAGCATAATGCCAAATGGAAATTGGTGCCACCCAGAAACATATACAGAAAAAGAATACGAAGCAGATTGCTCATTAGCAGTAAACTCTTACATTAAAGATCTGTGTAAAGAAGGATTAGAAAAACATAAAGGAAATACATCATGTTAAATAAAACATTGTATAGAGGCGGAGGATATATCGGAGGTGTTTGCGAAGGGCTAGGAAGATGGTCTGGAATACCTTCGATTTTGTGGAGAATTTTGTTTCTCTTTTTAGGAGGAGGTATATTTTGGATATACATTCTTCTATGGATTGTTTTACCTAAAAGATATTAATGAAATACATAAGCTTATTTATTGTCGTAGATCTAATTTTCGTTGTCTTATTTACAGCGCCTAAACTTGAAGTAACAAAAGATTACTTCTGCCTAGAGGATATTGTTATTCATACTGCGATAGAAGATAAAAGAATAGATACAGTAGAAACTTTGCTAAATGCAATCATACAAGTTGAAAGTAGAGGTAAAGATAGTTGTGTAGGTGATAGACATTTAGGAAGACCTTCTATAGGATGTTTACAGATCCGACCTGTTATGGTCAAAGAAGTAAATCGAATTCTAAAGAAAGAAAAGAAAGAAAGAAGATTTACATTAGACGATAGATGGTCGAGAGAGAAGTCAATTGAAATGTTTTATGTTTGGCAAGAGTACCACCATAGTGAAGATAGCCTTGAAGCAATCGCAAGATGTTGGAACGGTGGACCCAGAGGGTATAAAAGAAAAGCCACAAAACATTATTGGGGCAAAGTACAAAAAGAATTAAATATTATACAAAATGAAATGGACATATAACACAACATGGGGAGAAGATTTTAACTTCGTTTATATTACCCCTGGAAATTCTCGAAAGAGCTTATGCGAGTTATCTTGGTATCAGTTGAATTAGCAGATTCGTTTAAGGCAACATTAGAAGATCTCTCTACTGCTTTCTTAAAAGCATCTATTGAATCTTGAGTAGCATTTTTTCTAAATGTGATTATTGCTTCGTTACCAATTTCTTTCCATTCAAAGTTTACCTTTGCATTTGACTTGGTCCACTGCCTAAAGAATTTATGAAGACCGTTTGCTTTAGTTATATCTAACTTGATCTCTAATGGTTGAGGTATATTAGATTTTGCTTCATAGACTCTATCATATAAACCTGTATCTTTATTCCAAACCCAATCATCAGCATTAAAGGCTTTAAGCTTTTTTGCTTTTTGATAATCATCAGAAGATAAATGACTTTGTTTAAGATTAATCTTTTCATCTACATTTGAAGTTTTCCAATGTTCACTATCGCCCTCTCCTCTAGTAGGATGTACATTATTGAAACCTTGATATTCTGGAGTACCTGTAGCATTAGTATCTTTACCGGCCATTTCATCCCAGAAATTTTTAAAGTCTGCAACCGATCCTTTAAAATGTCTTATCTTATTAAGATCTTCTCGTTCTTGGTTATTCTCCATCCTTTGTAGTTTTTGTTGAAGGCTTAAGTTTATTATGTTGCTTTTTAAGGTTCTTAATAGCACTACGAATTTTCATCTTTTCAAAATCGTGGTTATCAAGTTTAAGTCTAAGTTCATATAGCTTAATATGATAATTACTTCCTCTTTCTTGTGCAGCACGATATCTTTCAATATTCATTTTATGTCTTCTTTTCAATTCATCTATTTTGATGCCTTGTTTAAAGTCACTGTTATCTTCATTTAAGAAGTCCTCAAAGCTTTCTTCTAATCTCATATTAAAATGTTGAATTAATTATGACATCCTGTATTGTGGCTATCACTAGTTGTTGATCCTTTTTACTTTTTGCCGGAGCAATAATACCTCTATCCATTAATGCAAAAGCAATTTCCTGTGCTAATATTTTAGCCCCTGAAGGTTTCTTATCTCCAGCAATTTGAACCATTGCTTCATCTACGCCTTCTGATGTTTCAATCTTTTTACTTTCGTATGCTTCGTCTATTGCTTTATTTATGTGGTCTTTTGCTTCTGCAACATAACCATCTCCTGAATGTTCAGCATTATCATTGGTTTCATACTGATGAGCCTGTTGTGCAATTCCCATACTTAAATCTGGAATACTTCCAGCGATAGGTGTTAAATCATAAGCAGATGTATTATAGCCAACTCTACCTGGAGTACTCCACGATGCAGTTGAAAATGGAGAACCGAACCCTACAGCCACAAATTCTTCTTTTACATAATCATCAAACTTTTTAATAGGTTCTTTCATTGTAATAAGTTATTTGTTTATATATTTAGACACGGGTTATTCATATTGACTATATATAGAAACAAACCAGGTTTTTAGTAGTATAATAATAAATTAGAAAATATGTCAGATTTCCACAGAACAGCAAGAGGCCAAAAATTTTATGAAGGCGATTTACCCAGACTGGTAAAAGTCCTTGAAAAAATTGGCAATCAATTACAAAGTTTAAATGAAAGAGAAGAACAAAAATTTAGACTTGATGAAAGATTAAAAAGACAAGAAATAAAAAAGAATAGCGATGAACTTAACGAAAATAACAAAAGCTAAATTTTTTAAACATCTTAAAGAAGGCAATACAGCCTATATGAAAAAACAAAGATCTTGGCAAAAGATTAGTTTTTACTGGGAAGGTTCAGAACAATGGTTTATGAATCAGGTTTATGATAAGAGAGTTGATGGAACAATTTTACCGGATCCTAAAGGTTGCTGGATAATAGCAAAAGATTTACCTCATCACATAGATCATTTAGAAAGACAAGGATATAATTATTATATAGACAAAGAAAATGAATAACTTATTTGGAATGGCAGCACTATGGTTAATTGCTGCTCATATATTAACATGGTTACAACTAAACGGACAATTTAAATGGGATTGGTTTAAGGATAATGAAAACTTAGTAGTTTTGATTTTCTCATTTCCTGTGGCTTGGCTTTTTATTCAGTATCAAAAAACTGCATATACATTATTTGAAGGATCCTTATGGACATTGCGTTTACTTGGTTTTTCTGGTGGTATAATTATTTTCTTAGTAATGACATGGTCGTTAATGGGAGAATTACCTAGTATGAAAAACCTCATCTGTTTAGCATTAGCATTTTGCATAATTGGAATACAAGTTTTTATTAAATGAAAGAATTATACGACATACTAGAAGTACCTCAAAATGCAACAGATACTGAGGTTAAGAAATCATACCGTAAGCTTGCATTAAAGTTTCATCCTGATAAAAACCAAGATGATCCTAAAGCAGAAGAAAAGTTTAAAAAGATATCAGAAGCTTATGGCATTTTAAGTGATCCTAAAAAGAAAGCCGAATACCAAAGAAAGCAAAATCCTTTTGGTAATTTCCAAGGAGGTAACATGGATGACAGTATGTTTGAGGATATACTTAGGAATAGTGGCTTCGCTGATATGTTCAACAATAGGTATGGGTATAACGAAAGAGGAAAGGGTAGAGACATTAAGTCAAGTATTCAGATTACATTAGAAGAATCTTATTTTGGAACCACTCGTAGAATTTCAGTTGCAATGTCAAGCTTTGATGTTAAGATTCCACCTGGTGCGACCAGTGGACAAAATTTAAGACTTAAAGGAAAAGGCCAAAAAGGAATGACTGAAGATTTGCATGGTGATTTGGTTTTGGTGATAGAAGTACTTAACACACAAAAGTTTTATTTAGATCCACAAGGATTGCATACTGTTGTTCATATTGATTTATATGATGCTGTATTAGGAGGTAAACAAACCTTACAAATTTTTGATAAGACTATAAGTTTTAATGTACCTAAAGCAACATCTCATGGTAAAGTTTTAAGAATACGTGGAAAGGGAATGCCTCTGTGGAAAAAAGAAGGTCAGTATGGAAATCTTTTAGTTTCCATCTTTGTAGATATACCTACTAATCTGACCCATGAAGAAATTGAATTATTTAAAAAGTTAAAAGAGTTACGAATAGATAAAACAAATAATAATGAAAAGGATGGATAACTGGGATGACTTCGAAAATCAAGAATTTGAAGGAGAAGATTTAAATAATATTAAAAAGTTTTTAGACAAGTTAGAGACTGATTCAATAGATCATTATTATAGACTATGCTATAAAGCATTAGTCGAATCCCCAGAAGAGATGCTATCTCACGGGCAAGATACTCAAATAAAACTTAGAGGTCTAAATAAACTTATCAACTATTTTAAGGATAGAGAAGAATACGAAAAGTGTGGAGATTTAGATAAGCTATTAAAGATGATAGCTAATACTTAAACAAAATACAAATTTTCTTATATAATAATAAAAATTAAATATGAAAGACGTTTTAGAATTTATCTTTAGTAGTTTTTGGCATTGGTTAGGAACATTTGTTTTATTAGCAGTACTTGTTAAATGGAGGATATTTTACTTTGGTGTAAGTATCGGTTCAAAGAATGGTACAGTAAAGAAAACATCAGAAGACGACTCTATGTGGAAACAACTTGCAGAAATTGGCAAACAAAGTAGAGAAGATAAGAAGAATAAGGATAAGTAATAAATTGTTAATAACTTTTTAAAAAAAGTTGTGCAAAAATTTTTTTTTCCCAATAAAATTGATTATATTTAAATATAATTAAATAACAACGGAAACAATAAAAATATGACATTTATCCAAAATCTAGACAGGCTACAAGAATTCATTCAAGAAATGGAAGCCACGAGTTCAAACAATGTAAAACTCGAAATTCTTAAAAAGTATTCAAACGATCCATTCATTGTAAAGGTACTGAAGTATACTTACAACTGGTACAAAAAGTACGGTGTACATGTAAGAGTATTAAGAAAGCATCCAGAATTACAATCGGACGGGTACCAAGATTTATTCTATCTCTTGGATGCATTAGAGCAAAGGACTATAACCGGGCATGCAGCAATCGCTAATGTTAATGGGTTTATATCCAACTTACCTGAACAATACCACGACTTAATTTACAGAATCATTGATAGAGACCTTAAGATCCGAGCTAACGGACGGTCAATCAACAAAGTAATCCCTGGGTGTATACCTACATTTAAGGTTGCTCTGGCAAATAACTATTCTCCAAAGAGAGTAGATTTAGAAAATGAGGAATGGTTTGGATCCAGAAAATTGGACGGTATCCGTTGCTTAATCAGAAAAGAAGGTTCTGATGTAACAGCTTATTCAAGGAACGGTAAAGAAATTGAAACTCTAGGAAAAATATTAGGAGAAGTAAAACTCTTACCTGGCAACTTTGTATTAGACGGAGAGATCTGTATGGTCGACGAAAACGGTAAAGAAGATTTCCAAGGCATTATGAAACAGATTCGAAGAAAGGATCATACTATAGAGAATCCTAAGTACCTTGTTTTTGATTACTTAACCATCGAAGAATTCGATAATGCTAAAGGAGAAGGTAATCCTCTAGGAGATAGGATCCAAAAGGCTAAAGAAATTGTAGGTGATGGAACTTATATCGAAGTAATTGATCAAGAGATTGTAAAAACTGAAGACCGATTTGCCGAAATGGTAAAAGATGCTGAAGACCAAGGATTCGAAGGAATAATGGTAAGAAAGAATTCTGACTATGAAGGTAAGAGAGGTTGGAATCTACTCAAGGTTAAAAAATTCCACGATGAAGAGTATGAAGTAAAAGATATTCAGATGGGGAATATGAGATGGATTGAAAACGGTTCTGAAGTAGAAAAAGAAGTTCTTAGAAATATAATCATAGAACATAAAGGCTGCCTAGTGAGTGTAGGATCCGGTTTTTCTAAAGAAGAAAGAGAACATTACCACAAAAACCCAAATGCTATTTTAGGTAAGACGGTAACGGTACAATACTTTGAAGAAAGCCAAAACCAAAGCGGTGGATATAGCTTACGCTTTCCGGTTATTAAATTTGTATATGAAAACGGCCGAACAGTATAAAGAGTACAAATACATAATGTGGAAGAAACCAGTCTCACCTCTAGTGGGACTAGGTTTTAACCGTATTAAAATATATAAGAGATGAAATATAGATTAGTAGAAGGAGAACAAATTCCAATTTTGGAATACAGTAGTACGTATGAGTTTATTGACATCTTCAGTCAGTTTGAAGATTTTATGTATGCAAAATTAGTAAGAAAGATAACAGAGATTCTTGATAATAAATTAGATGATGATTATATTCTACTTGCATTATTAGGAGATTCTGAATTTATGTTTGGTTCTCCAAGCTGTGTATGGGAAGATAATCTTAATGCTGCATTACAACATTATATTCTGACTGAACAATATGAACACTGTATGGAAGTAACTCTGCTTTTGAAAAGATTAAAAGAATAGAGAGATCTTTCTGATAAATAATATATGGGAAACAAGATTAAAATATTTGACGTAGATGATACCTTGGTTGTTACAAAATCAAAAATAAAGGTATATGATACTAAAACTAGGAAATGGTTTTCTTTAACCCCACAAGAATTTAATCATTACAAATCTGAACCTCATCATAAGTTAGATTATTCAGACTTTAAAGATTTAGAAATTCTTAAAGCAGGAAAGACTATTGAATGGGTTTTTGAAATTCTCAGAAGAGCAGTTAGAAAAGGTACTCCAGTTGGAGTCATTACAGCAAGAGATGATAAAGATATCATATGTGAATTTCTTTCGCATAACGATGTACATATCAACTGTAATTACATATATGCAATTAACGATCCTGATTTAGGGTTTACTGGTTCAACTGCCGAAAAGAAAAAGCAGGCGTTTGAAAGATTCGTTGATATGGGATTCACTAATTTTGAATTCTATGACGACGATTCTGAAAACATCAGATTAGCAAACCAATTAGCTAAAGAGGATCCAACTATTAAAATGAAAGCTAAACTGATTAAGCAAAAATGGATACCAAGATTCGACGACTTCAATTAAAATTAGATACTTTTAAAGATATCTTATTAAGCATTAGTAACCTATCGGTTTCTTCCACAACCAAAGTTGGTTGTATGACTCTCAAAAAAGACTTTAGTAAAATAGCATCCTTTGGCTATAATGGATCATATGCAGGTGCAGGAGAAAATGAGAGCACGGGTACAGAAGAAGATTCTTTAGAGCCCGGGCATAGTGGCTTTATCCACGCCGAAGTAAATATGATTGCTAAATTTAAAGAACATGATCCAGAAAATTATTATGTTCTATTAACTCTATCACCATGTATAATGTGTACAAAGATTTTAATCAATGCAGGCTTTAAGCATGTTTATTGGCTACAGGAGTATAGAGAAACCTCTCACCTTGAAATATTTGACAAATGTAAAGTCAAATCAGGTAACATTCACGATATGATTCTTAAGGAGTTTTAAATAATACAATTGTTGTTGGGTTGAATATATAAAACAAAATGTCTGCCCAGTGATTATTGAAGCCTTAAGTTTTAAGTTAGCATTAGATTTTTTCAAGTATCTTAAAAAGAATAGAATTTATTCTACCGATATCAAGATTGACTTCTTTGATAGAGTTAGACATGAGTATTATGATTTTAGCGACGTTGATGCAATGCAAAAACATTGGGATGAAAACTATACAAGAATCGACAATTGTTTTTTAGGTGATCTTGGTGGTATAACATTCTTTAGAGCTGACAGTGATACTTATGATTTTAATACAAACTATAAAGCAATAGATGTATTAAGTGCTGATAAATTTCAACTTATACAAGGTGCATCGTTTGATGGTCAAAGAAATACACAAAGAAAAGTATTTAAAGATAGACAGAAAGATTTTATTAATAAAAGCATAGCAGAATATTTAGCATTCTATAATGAATTAAAATATATCTATGTAACTGGAATTTATTCACCGTGTTATGCTGAACCAGGATGGTCAGAAAATACATGGTGGCTTAAATCTTTACGTGAGGCGTTCGTAAACATTAGAAATTATGATAGTAGCTTTAGTGGCAATGACGAAGAACCTGATCATTTTCCATATAATAATATTAATATTAGCCAGTATCCACCGGATGTTGATTCTAGCACTAACTAATAAATATAAAAATAACTTAAGTAAATGGCTTTTAACTTAAAAGAATACATACTCTTTAGAACGGAAATTAAAAGAGAGCTTTTCAATGAAGAAGTAGATACTAATTTTAGAATGGTATCTAATCCGTGGGTTACTACTAGGAGATATGAAAAAGGAAATATCGTATACCATCCTGTTGAAGTAGCAGAACCTACAGGTACACCGCCTACAACAGGAGAACCTGAAGAACACCTTGCTTGGTGGAGAGCAAATAAAAGAACTACTCCCGGTGTTTTTGATTTAACACAGTGGGATATAATTGGAGGTATTGGTGGCTTTACTGATATTACAATTGCAGGTTCTAATAATTATGGAAAGGTTCTTGCTAATTGGCAATACCCACTAGGAACATCATGGGACACAAATTTTAATGGTTTACTTGATGCCCCAACAGCTGGTGCTGAATTAAAGCTTTCGGCTGGACCTGGTATAATACTTGGATGGAATGATACTGAACAAGCAATACTTATTACAAACACTGGTAGCCTAGGAGAAATTAATCATGGTCAAAATATTGGAACTGTTGTATCAGAAAAGGTTTACAATGGCATGGTTGCAAATGGCAGCAATAATGATTTAACATTTAAAGGGTTTACTGCTGCTAATGTAGGCTTACCTGCTTTAACCGTGAGTACAATAGATACAGCAGGAGCAGAAGATATTGAGTATAATTTTGATGAAGCTCAAGTTACACTAGCAAATATAAGCCAAGGTTCTCCAGAAATAAACGAACTATCAGATGTAACATATGTTAACCTAAATGCTGGAGATGTTTTAGTATGGGATGGAGCAACATGGATAAATGCTAATCCTAATACACAGTTAGGAAATAACATTTATACAACAGACAACCAAATATTTAATGACTTAAGAGTTGTTACATTAAATGGTAACGTCGGAAGTTTAAGATTCGTTGATCCTACTAATGGAGCAGGTTTATTAATTGATAATACTGGAGAAAAATTTATATTTGGTCGGGATGCTGGAGCTGCAAGTACAGAATTCTTTAGATTTAATTTTACGGACACCGCTCAGCAATATCATACAAGTTTTAGAAACTCTAATGTATTAGGCGGTTCTGCTATTTGGTTCGAAACAGGCTTTAACACACCAGGATTTATTACAGGTATAACTTCGGCTGCAACGGGTGGTAATTATTCTATTACAACAGGCAGTATATTTAATGGTGCTGCAAATGAAGATGCATTTACCATAGACCAAAGTAAAAATTTATGGGTAGGTAATTGGCGAGGGAATCCTGTTGAAATAACTGATGTTGATAACGAAAGATTAATTCCATTTGCAAAAGCTAAAGGAACTGAGACAGGTATAACCGCTGTTAATACAGGTTTATTATTTGTAGATGATGGTACCGGTGGAATTGCAAAAGGAAGTCAAGCAAATGCTCTTTTAGTTAACAGAAGATTATCTGAGTTTGAGCCTCGACAAAAAGTAGGTTTGGCAGTCGCTAATACAAAGAGTGACTTGGTAATAGGTACAGATAAAGGCCAATATGTTGGTATAGATGTAGAAGGTTATAGCTTTAACAGTTTACAAAGTACAGAGTTCGCTTCTGCTTTTGTAGGTAGAGTTTACGATGAAACTAGTCCAACTGGGCAAAATGCGTCAACTGTTAACTTATCTACAATAGCATATGCAGGTAATGATGATTTAGCAGGTCCAACATTCCCTATCACAGTTGGTTCACTTGTACAAAACAGAAAAGTAGATACTAACGCAAATGGAAGCTTAGGGCATGTATCATATTTAAATGAAGGTGCTGAAATTGACATGGGATTAGTTGCAGTAAATAATACTATTTCTAATGTGAGTAGGAATGTCGGAGTTTTCTCTGATGTGATTAATGAATATGCTAATCTAAATGATGTACTATATTCCTCAGAATTTCCTAATACAGAAACAAAATGGTCAGGTTTATTTGTAGGCTGTGTAGCAATTAAAAAAGGTGGCTTATATTTAGAACCGCAAAGTAGCGATCCGCTATGTGCAGGAGAAGGCAATTCAACTTTATGGGTTAGTGATGTAGACAATCATATTTACTTTGGAGATATTGATTTAACAAAGGGGGGTGGTGCTACATGTGCAGCGGAAGGCTTAACGTTAAATGAAGAAACAGAATGTATTGAATTAGGAAATGATGTTTTAGAAACAACGAATCAATCTATATTTACAACAAACAGAGAAATTAATTTTGGCGGACAAGAAAGTGGGGAACCACAATTTTATCTACACTTAAAGGCGCCAAGTACTTTTGGATGGAACTGGTGGTTTGCACCTGAAGGTGGCAAAACTGGTGGTACTGGAGTAGGTCCTTTATCACAGTGGAGAAATGTTTCTTCGATGCTACATCTTGATAATAACATGCCAGGATATGAATTCAATGAATTAGAAGCTACTGGTTTATTACTATCAGGGGATAGGACAGAATATCAGTACGTAAAAACTACAGCATGGAATTCAACGCCATCGGTACTTGCTCAACATGCTAAATTTAATGCATCTACTAATAACCCTACTTACTTTACAGATGTTGAACAAGATATTGTTAATAGAAATTTAGATCCAAGTTACCCATATGCACCAACACTATTAGGTAGAACCCGACATGACGGATATGTTTTAGAAACAGATACAGAAACTCCAAATGGTGTAAGTACTTTATGGAAAGATATTGCTGCTGTAGCTTTTAATCCAAATCCCCCATTTTCAGGAGATATGCCTGATTCAAGCGGCGGTGGTAAGTATGGTTTATTAAATGAGTATGGTATTACTTCATCAGGTGGAGGATTTGGATCGGCACAAGGATCAGTCGCAAATTTATACTATCCTGGTATCTTTGATCCTTATATGTCAAATGTAAAAGAACTGCTTAACTGGGTATCTTATTATGGTCTTAGTTCCGGTAATAATATATTAAACTTGCTTAATAACTTTTCGGATCCTACAACTGGCGAGTTCTATGGATGTGATCCACTTTTAGATCAGAGCCTAGAGAGAGGATATAGTGGTTCAGGAGCTTCATACGAAGCTTGGTATCTAAACTTCATAGCCTGTCTTAAAAATGCAGTACAAGATGCTAATGAAGAACGTGATGCAGTACTTGCTCAAATTAATGCTTTAGGCTGCAACTGCGCAGCACCATCACCAGGAGCATGTGAGCAACTATGTGAAGAGGAAGAAGCTTTAGATTTACAGATTAGCGCGATTGAAAGTATGATGAAGTCATTGTCAACTTTGACAGAAGATTTGTCAACTTTGAATAAATCTAAGGATTATACATTAACAGAAGGTGGCTCTGCACAAGGTGCATTTAGAGTCAATGGAAATATTTTTATATCTCCAACTAGTGATACATCTAATCCTTCTCATTATCGTGTTAATGGTGGAGATGTTCAATTAGGAACAGGCTGGGCATATGATCCATCAGCAGGACCTTATGCAGGAAATGATATTTTATACGATAGAAGTAATCATAATAATGCTCATGTATTAATTGGAATTCAAGGCTATGACTTTGCTGAAAAAGACGGTAGTCCGTATAATCAATACCAAGGGCAAGGAATACCAGAAATTATACCAACTGCTATGTTGGATGTTGTTGGTACTTATCCAAATAATGATGGCCCAGAAGGTATCCAACAAAATCAACCTTATCCTTTTGTTAGGTTTAGAGATTTGCCATTATATCCAGCAGATGGTAAAACATATCCTGCCTCTAACTTATATGCAGATGATACCGGGTATATCTGGCAAACTAAAGGTAGTTCCACACCAGGGGGAGAACTTCCAATATTAATACAAAACGGTTTAATAGGAAATGCAACTTCTCTTAACTTTTTACCAGGTCCAGGTATAAGTTTAGTTGGCGCAGCCAAAGGTAATGCAGTAGATATAAACATTACGGCTACCGGTGGTGGTGGCGGTGAAATTAATACTGCATCCAATGTTGGAGCTGGCCAAGGTTTATTTAAAGGAAAATCTGGAGTAGATTTACAATTTTACAGTTTAACGTCCAATAATAATACAATTGATTTTGATCTCGTTTCAGCATCAAACGTAATTGACTTAGACTTAGGGTCCGGTGCCAATTGGCAAAAGGTAATGGGTAACGGATCTACCGCAGTTAATTTAACTACTTCGGTTGAATTAGAAACAACAAATTTTATTGATTTAAATACTCACGAAGATAATGCAGGTGCTAGAATGGTATGGGACAATAGCCCTTCTGGTGGATCAGAAACTAATTATTCGCAGGTTAACGCTAAAGGGGTCAAACAATTTGTAGGTGATCCATCTGCTGGGACTTACCCACAAGCATCTACCGATTTATTTTCTGCTCTATATCAATGGAGAGTAGATGGCTCTGCCACTTCTAACTCAAGAATGGTTGCAACAGGTAGCCAAATTCAATATGATGCTGGCTTTATAGATGCTAATACACAGGATCACCAAAGTAGTTTGGTACTAAACGCAAGTGATAATACTTCACAGGTTTATGTAACTACTAACCGCTATCCTTCTGTTGGAGTTCAACATAATTTAAGATTAGGTACAGATGCTGATACTGCTGAGGCGTACATGAAATATTCAATTGCAAAAGGAGCAGCACACGAAGTTAAAATATCAGCGAAAGAAACCAAAGCTGTTATTTCTGCCCCTCTTTTAGAGATAAGATCAGAATCAACTACAGGATATACATTACCAACTTCTGATGGTGCAGCTAACCAAGTATTAAAAACGGATGGATCAGGTACTGCTACATGGGCAAATCTTCCAACGGCACCAACAGGTGGTGGTTTAACACCAGTTATCGTGACTGCTGACACTACTGCAACTGCAGGTCAATTAATAATGATTGATACTACAACAAATGCAAATCTATTCGTTAGATTACCATCACCTACTACAAATGGTGAAATGGTAGGAGTTAAATGGATTGCACAAACTAATCAAAATGATGCACCTATAGTTACTACAACAGCAGCGGCTGAAACAATAGATGGTGTAAACCGATACGATGTTACAGGTTCACCTTTACCAATTAAATCACAATGGACTTATTTAGAATTTATAGCATACGTTGTAGGTGATGATAAAAGATGGTTCATAAAGTAAATTAATTAATATGAGTTATACATTTTCAGGTGCAGGTGGAACTACATGGGGCGCAAGAACATTTAATCAAATTTTTGCTTTGAATAGTGAAACTGTTGGAGCGGCTGAGTATTGGGATAAAGGTAATGTTGAAGACTATGACACTGTTGTATGTTCAACAAATAATAAAGTATTGGTCGCAAAATATTTAACAAGAGGACCTAGGAATCCAAGTCCGGTATTATACTGGTTTACAACAGGAGTTTACTTATGTCAATATTATGGACCTAATGCAGCAGTAACACCCGGTACCTTTATGGCTGTTTCATCTATAAATTCTGGAGGTAGTGTAAGACCATTAGCAGAAATATCAGATCCTAGTGGTTCTACGAGTGATCAATTTAGTCTTGGTATTGTATTGGTAGGTGGAGTTAATGGCGATACCATAACCGTAGCTACAGTAGGGAATTGGCCAGTGAAAAGAGATGGTAGTGTAAACTTAAGAAATCATGCAATACCTGATACAAGTCCAGGAGAACTGTTTGACCAATCGACTAATGCTGACGGTTCAGTTGGAAAATTTTATACTACAAACTTTCCAATAATAACAAGTACGTCTGCAAATCCTACTACTGTTGATGGGGCGATAGTTACTTTATGGGGTAAAAATGAAATTGCAGGATAAATTAAAATTAACAAAATGAGTTACCAAGAAATACCTTATACATGGGGATCTAAATCATTAGCATGGATAAACGCTAAAACTGATGCAGAATTACATGACACAGTCTGGAATACTGATTGGAAGATAATGGAAATCTGGGATGGTGATATATGGGTTAATGACCAAGCAGTAAAAAGATTAAGCAGAGGAAATAATTCAGATAATATTTCTATCGGTAATGGGGTTCAAGTAGATACGTCTGGTCTTGTATATCTTAGCACTTCTTCAGGTAGTCAATATTATTGTGGAGTTGTGATAAGAGGTAATGCTGTTGGTAATACACAAAGTTATTTATTGGTTGCATTTATGGGAGTTTATCCAGCACAATTAAGCCAAGGACCAACAATAGGGAATGTAATTCAACTTGGTAATAATGGAACATTTACAGATACTAATAATCCTTCAACGGGAGGGTGTGGTATTGTTACCATCAGCGGAGGATCCGCAGGTTTATTTGATTGTGTATTGCAGACCGTAGAGTTAGTATAAAAAAATAAAAAATATGAGCTATCAACATTTTCATAGATGGGGCGATCGTAATCACGATGATATCCAAAAAGTAATAAGAGGGGACAATTATACAACATCTGGTAGTACGAACGAATATGTTTGGGTTAATTCTCAGCTTGATGGTGATACAATATTTAATAAAACTTTTGAAGGGTGTTTAGGTTTTTCATCAGGAGAGTGGGATGGTAAAAATTTAACAAAAGGAACGTTCTTAGATGCTACAATGTATTCAACTGAAATTGTCCCTACAGGTGGTACTTTTTATACTCTCTTTTTTGAAAGGTATTGGTTACAATATTTAAATGCACCAATCCCAACGCAAGCTAGTCCTGGTGTGGGGAACATAGATGGTAGGTTTGGAGTAGGCATTGCATGGAACGCGCCTAACCAATGGCCTAATGATGGAGACGGGGATCAAATGTCAGTACAGCATTCAGGAATTGCATATGTTAGATCAAGTTCAACTACGCCTGGTGTACAAAAACAGTTTGTATCTGCTGCACAGACAGCAGGGGAAGAAGGCCAAGTAGAAGATACTGGTTCATCAGGTAGTATTTTTGATTTTGGTCTCGTTGTTAATCTTTCTCCTTATAGTGGTTCAATATCAGTACTTCTTAATTTTAGTGAAAAGGATTCATAAACAATCTTACTTTTTAATGTATAAAAATAAAATACTATGTCAAAGGAAATTAGTGATGTTAAAAAATACCGTTGGATCAGAAGTGAAAAGGCTGGTCAAATTGTAGAATATAAAGGTACTGATGATGAATGGACTAATTTTACTGATGGTAGTAGAATAGCCAATGATTTAATTGAAGAATACTTAGAAGAGGTTTATGAACAAGGGCCGCCTAGAGTTACTGCTAATGGACAGCAGCCACAATTAAAAACAAAAAAAGAAACTCAAGATTCTCCAATACTTCAACTTTTTAATAGACAAAAAAAGAATGATAAAGTTAAAATGCCAATTAACCTATCCATAGAAGTTCCTAAGAAAACAATCTATGAAGTCATAGGAGCATCCTTTGATGAATTAGAAGTAGAAGAAGAATTAGAAAAATTTATTAAAGGCCAAGTAGATATGGAAGCTATGGTAGATATAGTTAATCAATCAATTAAGAACCTTATCAAAGAAAGATACAAAGGTTCTGGCACTAGAAAAAAGTAGTAATATATAATAAAATAAAGAACAATGGGAAACTTACCAAATCACAGAGAAAGAAGAGCCTCTCTAAAAAGAGCAGGAATTTTAAAACAAAAATCTAAATTACCTTTTAAAAAATGGTTGGAATTAACCAGAGACTCTATCAAAAGAGGTAGAGAAATTCATGAGGCTAATGTACAAGAAGTAGAACAAGCATTTGCAGCTAGACTTGAAGAAGAGGAAGGTAAGAAGATATCTGAGTGGAGAGAAAGTGGATATAACGAAAAGGAGATAGAACTTCTTAGAGAAGCTTTTGCACTTAGAGCAATCAAGGATAAGAAAACATACCAAGCTGATAAGAAAGAAGCTAAAAGGTTAATCGCTGAAGCAAAAAAATTAAAAGCAGATAGAGTATGATCGTTGTAAATTTAGAACCGGCTGCTAACGGTGTAGTCAAAAGAGTCATTAATCAAAATGCAGGTGGCGGTAAAGAAACCGTTGCCAATGTAAATGTATTTGAATTTAAAACTAATGACAAGTTTCAATCAGTGAAATCATTTTTGTTTGAATTATGCGAAGACTTAGGCGTTGAGACTGGTAATAAGTTTGATAAATCTGTATTGAATATGGCGACTGAATGGGGATCTCATTATGAACCTACTGCTAAAGAAGTTAAGTCAAGAATTTCAGAACTTGAAGCAGAATTAGAATTGTTAAAAACATGGACGAAATAATAAACACAGAACTCAACTTTAATTTTGTATATGCAAAGGATGCACTAAGTATTAAAAAATATCTTAATACTGTTGAAGAAGGAGATAAGATTAATTATATAGATATTGTAAATAAGCTTACTAAGAATGATTACTATCAATATGAACCATCAGATGCGGTGGTTTCTTCTTACCTAATAAAACAATTACAATCATCAATAGAAAACATTAAGGTTGACAAAGTTTATTATGTCTTAAGTCAGTTAGACAAACAAATTATTACTAACATTAAAGAGTATGTATTGGATTGGGCGGACAGACCAATTACGTTTAATGTTCATTACACAGAGGATATTAATTTAAATGGAACAGCAGAACTCTTTGAAGGTAGAACAATCTTCTAGTGAAAAAACATAGAGTTTTCAATAAAGGAAATTATGTCTACTGTTTATTATCCTCTCACACTAGACCTAATGTACAAATTCCTGTAAAAGGTTTAATCATCGATACCAAATGGGATTCTGTCAACCCTAAGTATCAAATCAGAATTTTAAAGTTTTATGATACAATGGCATTCTTAAAAAAGAATTTCTTTGACATGAACTTTCACCATCAGTTTAATAAAAAAGCAAAACAGATTTCTTTAAAAGGATCTGAATTTAAAAATGTACAAGTTTTAGAAAAAAGACTTAACGAAGATGATAGAGAGAAATTCTATTTGGTCGTAGATTCTATAATGTGTACAAAGACAAGAGTACAACTCCAAGAGCTATTTGAAAGAGTACAATTTTATTTAATTTCAAAAAGCATAAAGGAAATAAAGTCAATTACAACAAGACCATTCTATAAAGGTTCTTTTTCTGTCGATAGTAAAAAGGAATTTAACATAAGATTTAAAAAGGGATGGGAAGACAAGATCGCGGATCCTATAAAGGATATCGAAAGTTATCTAAGGAGTCTTGACTGATATATAAAAAAAATACATCTAACTTATGGGCTTAACAACTAATATCACTGGACCTTCTGAGGCATTAGATACACAGCAATATGGAAGTTTGGAAACCAAATTACCAGTATTTGGTGGTGAAGGCGTAGGTTTAGCTAATGACGTTGCTATGTTAGCAGCTAGACAATTTTATGCTAATACTGCTGAAGGTGACGCAATGTCTATCCCAGTTGGACAAGAAGGTAAACAAATACCTAGAGCTATTTTTAATAAGTATGCTTTATTTAATTACAAAGGTATGCACTGGGGATTAGATTCTGATCCTGGCGCGCAAGGTCAATATAGAGATACTATAGAAGGTGGCGTTCAACAAATACAAGGTGGGCAGCAGGCAAGGCATGTAACTGCAAATAAAATTATTACATTTTTTCAAGAAAGATATCCACATATAGGATATCAGCCATCAGATTTTTTGTATCATAAGTATTACAAAAAAATTCCTATTAATCATATGATTACATTAAGGAGATTTGGTAATCCTTGTTTTGATAACATATATGATTTAAAGGTTAGGCCTAAAGGCCAAGATAAAGGTGGAGTTGAAGCTCATACACCTGCAGGTGTTACTGCTGTAACTTACTTAGGTGAAACTGCTGGGAATCCTATGGCTGAATTACTTAAATACAATTTCGGGTTTAACTGGAAAAAGTTAAAATCTGAAATGGAAAAACTAAGTAGTGGAGATAAAGGATATACTTCACAACCTTTCTATAATAAGATAGGAGGTATTGGTAGAGCAGCAGCTGATACGTTTAAGGGCGTTAATGCAGGTGAGAAATTTAGAAAGAGTAACTTTTCTGTTGATGATGCATTAGGAACTACTTATGCTAACTTTGTATTAGGTCCTATTAATGTAGTAGATGAAACATACATTAGAGAGACTGGTTTAACTATGACAAATGAACTTAAATTAAATTTTGAGTATTCTGCTAAGGCACTATCGTTTGTTAATCCTAAAATAGCAATGTTAGATATAATGGTTAACATGATGACCATGACTTACAATAATGCTCAATTTTATGGAGGTGGTCATAGGTTCTATGGATCAGGCGGTTATGTTGCTAGTCAGTTTGGAGATATTAATAAATTAAAAAATGGAGATTTTGCAGGATATGTAGGATCTGTTGTAAATGACATTGAGTCTGGTTTTAAAAGCGCATTTGGTGATAGTAGTGGAGGTTTTTCATTGGATAGTATTTTAGAAGGTGGTCTTAAGGTTGGTAAAAATATGTTAGGAAATATGTTAGGTAGTTTCTTAGGAGGGCAAGTTGGTGGAGCCAGTGGTTCTGTTGCAACTAAAGCCTTTATTAGTGCTGAACCTACCGGAGACTGGCATGTTACAATAGGAAATCCTCTTAACCCAATCAATATGATGGGTAATATGATATGCGATAATACCGTAATGACTTTAGGAGAAGGTTTAGGACCAGACGATTTTCCTACTGAAGTTAAATTTGAAGTTAATCTTAAACATGGTAAGCCTAGAGATAAAGGCGATATGGAAAACATGTTTAATATGGGTCGTGGTAAAATATATGCTTCTGCTAAAGGAGAAAAAGATATCTTAAATTTAGCAGGGCTTGATGTTGACGTATATGGTTCGATTCAAAATATTGGAAAACAAAGTTTAGAAGGTACTCAATCCGGTGGTTCAGGCAGAGGTACTCCTACTGGGTTTGCTGCAAAGGATGTTAATACATCAAAAGCGGCAGGTCAGAAAAAAATAGCCGCTGAAACAGGACTTCATGGAGATTATGTATCAAACATGATATCAATGATGATAGATTCTTAAAAGATAAAGTAATATGAATATAAAATCTCTAACACTTAAAAACAGATTAGTAGATGAAAAAACTGGTGAAAACTATTGGAACATCACAGTACCTTCATTTACTTATAGAGCCGAATTAGGAATTAAGGCAATTCATTATGTGACGGTTGATCAAGCAATGAGACCTGATTTAATCTCTATCCTATATTTTGGAGTCGGTGAAAACTTAGATGCTATTTGTTATACGAATAATATTTACAACCCTTTCTCATTAGAAGAAGGTGATGTTTTAGTAATTCCTGTATTGGATGATCCTAAGATGGTTTACAAAAGACCTTCACCGCTTACTAGAGTTGATGCTACAATTGAACCTTATATTAATACACAAGTACAAAGCGTTAAAGATCAGGCAAGATTAAATAGAATGATCCAAAAAGCAAAAACAAAAAAGGCTGGTGTAGATACTCCTTTACCTCCTAATATGTTACAGCAAGGTCAACAGGCAAAGGTATATGAAGATGGTCAAATTAAATTAGGACAAAACCTTAATACACGTAAAGGATAATGAGTACTCCAATTGAAAGAAATATATTAACGGTCATAGAACCACAGATTGAATTGGATCCGTTAGAAATGCCAGATGCAGAAAGTGAAAATGCAAAACCTGGACCTGGTGACGAAGGCTTACTTAAACAAGCACCTTCTAAATTCTCAGGTGGAATGCTACCTATAATTAGAATTAATACATATGAAGTCCAGATGGACCGACTTTTAAATTTTAATTTAGACTTAACTGGCTTTATACCAACCATGAGTGTTAAATTTTCGGACGTTGATGGAACATTTATGTCAAGATTTTATCCCACCGATGGTGCAGTTATGCAACTTAACATTAGATCACAAGGGGATGAAACTACATTTAAGCCAATCAGAATAGACTTTACTATTACAAATTGCTACCCTGCTGGTGGTGGAGGAAATCAGTCAGCTAATAAATTTGTAGTTGAAGGAATAATGTTAGTGCCTGATTTATTTAATGAAATGGTTAAAGCATACCCGGACAGTACAAGTTATGATACACTCTTATCTGTTGCTGAAGAATTAAAATTAGGTTATGCTGCTAATGTAGAAAATACAAATGATACAATGACTTGGCTTAACCCTAATGATACGACTGATAAGTTTATACAGGATGTTACTGCTAATTCATATTTATCTGATGAACATTTTTTTAAGTCATATATAGATCCTTATTATTACTTAACCTTAGTTGATTGCAATATTCTTTTTAACCAAGAAGGAGCAGCAGAAGCAAGTCAAACATTTAGTCAAAATGCAGGTGATACTATGGGTAACACTGAAGGTGAACAAGAAGATTTTCCAAATTACTTAAGTAACATTGTTAAAATGCAAGGTGGTGCAAGATATCTTTCAAAATTCCAAATGGTAAATAATGCTGGTGAAATTTCAAATGATAATGGGTATAAGAGATTTGCTCAATGGTATGATTTAGGTGATAAGACTTACTTAAGCGAATTCGTTGATCCTATTACAGATAACAACCCAGGTATGATAAACATGAAAGGTAGAGCTGTTGGTCCTGCTGGTGAAAAGGAACCTGAAGGAATAGCAGATTCTCAGAACAGATATAAGTACTTAGGTAAACAGAGTGATAATGAACATGAGAATTATATGTACAGTATAGTACAGAATTATCAAAATGTACAAGAAGTTGATAAGTTAGGAATGACTGTTGAACTGGATACTATTAATCCTGCTTTGTTAAGATATACCAGAATTTTTTGCTACATTGTTGAATATGGTTCAGCTGTTGGTGATTCTATAACCGCACAAGAAACTGGGGAACAAGAACCTCAACCTGATGCGTCAGAAAGAGATAACTTACCAGAAAATTCTGAAGATGCTGAATTTACAATTAATAATTTCTTAACTGGGTTTTATGTTATCAGTGGAATAGAATATGTACAAAGACCACCTGGCCCGCTAAGAATGAAGCTACATTTACAGAGAAGAGAATTTTATCCTAGTACATAAATTTAAATCATGATAAACCACAAACACGCTGCGAGCCTTACTTACGGGGTTATGAGCACTGAAGGTACAATCCTTTTACATGCGTATATTAATAAGATTAAAGAAGTTGACTCTAACACAAAATTTTTGGATGTTGGCAGCGGAGAAGGAAAGGTATTGAATGATTTTAAAGAATTTAGCAAAACTAATAATGTAGTAGGAGTTGAGATACAAGAAAGTTATTACTTACAATCATTAAAAAAATATCCTAGTTGTGAAGTACATTTAGGTTATATACAAGATTATTTAGAATTAGTTAAAAGCGCGGATATTATTTATACAAATAACATATGTATACCACAAAAAATGTTTTGGGACATATGGGATTCAATTAAGCCGGGTACTGTTGTAGCATACAATTTAATAACATTATCTATTAAACTAAGAAATACTTTTGGATATAAGAAGAGTGATTTTAATAAGATAATGTTATCCGCAAATAATATGACGTCGGAATTTCATGTAATAGTTAAAAAATAATGTTATTCCTTTAGTGAATAAATAATAAAATAAAAAGGTTTATGTCCAGATCATCTGAATATACATTAAGAAAAAGATTTGTAACTGATAGTGAAATTATACAATCGTCTAATGGCGTTACGAGCTTTGATGATCCTACATACTTAGGGTTTAATATTATCTTTGATAGAATGAGCCCTCTGTTTAGTAAAGAAACTACTAGTCATGGTGAATCTGCATTATCATATCTTAAACAGATAGATAAAACTAGAGCGCAATATCTTGAAGCATTTATAGATGGGTGGCTACAAATTGCTGATACAAGATCGTACTATTATCAAGAAATTGAAGGATTGGATGAAGTATGGTCTAATAATATTGGCGGAGGAGATCCGTTTAAAGGTAGTGCTAGAGATGCGGGTATTAAAGTTAAATGTTTAGAGGCTATTGATTTAAAAATGACTGCACTCTTATCTTTATATAGAGAAGCATGTTATGATAATAAGTATAGGAGAATAGTTTTACCTGAAAACCTTAGACACTTTAATGTAATGGTTCAAATATTAGAGGTTAGAAATTTTAGAAAGGTAATAAGAAAGTTAAGTACTACTCCAGTAACATATGTGAATGGTGATGGTAGCGGTTCTTTAACGAGTGATGCTAGATTTAATAATCAAAATAATGCAGCAGAAAATTCTGGTCAATCAGAATCAGAAATAAATGAATTAGATTTTGTAAATGAAAATACTTCGGTCGTTTCATTTCATTTATCAGAATGTGAATTTCATGCCAACAGTGGATCCGAAATGTTTGCTGCTGGTCAAATATTAAATAATGGAGCAAATACATTTGTAGGTACTTCATTTGGGTTTAATTATGCAAATATGTCAGAGGTAAATAATTTCTCTGGACTTAATTATACAATTGACGGAACTAAGAAAACACAAACTGATAGTCAAATAGCAGGTGGCGGTACAAATGTATTTGGTAATAAAACTAGTGGAAGCGAACTTTCATTTAAGGAAAAGGTTGGAAACTTTGTAGATGATAAGGTTGACCAAGTTAAAACAGGAATAGGTAGTATTAAAGGTCAAATTGACAGTTTAGGAAATCAATTTGGAAATATTGATGATAGGCTTTTGCAAGCCGCAAATACAATCGCACAAAGAATTGCATTAGGCAATGTATATGGTCTAAGAAATCAATTAAGAAGTGTACTATCCAATCCACAGGCAATTGCAAACATTGCTGTAGGTGGAGCGGTAGCAGCTGCAAATGAATTTGGTGGAAGTGTAAGTGACCAGGTTGAATCGTTAGGTGGTAATTTGTTTCCTAAAAGTAACCAAAGTGATACGAGTGATTTAGGAGATGTATTTGAACAAGCTCCACCAGGACCTGCGAGTATAGATGGAAACGATAATATATTTGAATAATGAAAATAGGAAGCGCAGAGTTTGCACAGGATAATTTAACAGGCACTCAATGGGTTGGTCTTGTTGAAGATACTAATGATCCTAAATTTGAAGGTCGTGTAAAAGTAAGAGTATACGGTAAGTTTGATGGTAGAGTCGACCCTACAGATCCAGAAAGTGCATATATTATACCTACTGAAAATTTGCCTTGGTCAAGACCTGCAAATAGTTCAGGTGGTGGTAGTAATTCAGGTGGTGGTAAATTGGATATTCCTAAGATAGGTAGTGAAATTCAAATTACATTTGACAATGGTGATATTTATGCGCCTACATACCACTATAACATTTATCCATCAGATGAATTAAAAGCTGAAGTTGAACCTTCATATCAAAATGCTCATGTATTAATTTATGATACTGCATTTGGTTTAAGCGATAGTACATCTGAAGCTACTAATGAACAAGAAGGTGAAGGTATTAAAGTATTCTTTACTGAAGAAAAAGGTTTTGTTATTGACTATGCAACGGCTGATGGTTCAACTGTTATTAATGTAAAGAACGATAATTCATTTGAAGTAACTAATGCCAATGGAGATTCTATTGTAATGTCAAATGATGGAAATGTTACTCTTACTCATTCAGGTACTGTTACTGTTAATGCAAGTGCTGATGTTGAAGTTAACTGTGTAAATGCAAAAATTTCGGCTAGTGCTGAAACTCATATTAATTCACCAAGTATAAAGTTAGGAGAACTTGCAGCTGAAGCTGTAATTAAAGGAGATACATTTAAAGGAATCTTTGATGCTCATATACATCCTACTGGTGTTGGTCCTTCTGGGCCACCTACAATTTCTATGGGTTCTGCCTTAAGTACTAAAAATAAAACTGACTAATGAGTTGGGGTTCAAGTTTATTTAAAAATGCATTAGGTGCTTGGCTTGCAGCAAACAATGCATCGTCAGATCAAGCCACTGCTGAAGAGATTGCATTAACTTATGGTCGTGCCGCTAGGTCGGTTAACCCAATAATGTATTCAGCTTCTAAACCTGCTATTCTTAAACCTAATCAAATTATTGCGGCTGGTTTTATTGCATCATTTAAACTTGCAAGAATAATGAAAATAGGTAAACCTTCTCCCTTGGTCTGGTTACCTGCCGCCACTTCAATAGTTGCATATTGGACGGCTGTACCATTTACACCTATGCCTCCACCGCCCGGTGGTTTAGTAGGAGCAGCTAATGTAACAACCTTTCCAGGATTACCTACTCCTCTTAATTTTCAAATTGGTAGAGCTTTTCAAAAGGAAGATCCTTATTTAGTTGCTGATGCTTTAGACTCTGCATTTAAGAGTCATCTTAAAACAGTAGCCGGTTTATGGACTGGTACTGCGCCAGCTGCACCTTCACCAATCCCATATGTTTTTCCTTGGGTTGCCTTAAAATAATTCTACATTCTTAAAACAATTACCAGATAACCTAGTAAAATAAATAAAGAAGTTAATGATCATAATATATAATATAGATTATTAACCACTAAAAAAAGAATATGGAAGAACAAATTATCAAAATTCAAAAAAGCGATGATCCATTTGACATCGAAGAAGTAACCGTTAAATTACCAAAAGGTATGAAGGTACTTTCAACTGAACCTTATGTCTTAGATTATTTAGAAAAGACTATTGGGGAAATGCCATCTAAATCAGATATTAATATTGCCGAAGACCAAGAACAAATTACAAAAGGGGAAGTAGTCAGTATTAAAAGAAACGATGAAGGTGTTCCTACTGAAGCATTAGTGGATGTTGGTAATAAATTTACATCTTACATTAACCTTAAAAAAGAAGATGCTACTATTGTTGACCAATTAGAAGTTGGCATGCATGTTGATATTAAAATTAAGCCAAAAGGTAATGGTGAAATTGTTGGAAGTATATCAGAAGCAATAGAAGCTGTTAAGAGAAAAGAAATCTTTGATGCTATTGGAGATAAGTCGGTAGGGTTTACCGCAAGAATAAAGGAATTAATTCATGGAGGTTATTGGGTTGATGTTGCTGGAATAAAAACATTTATGCCAGGTTCTTTAGCAGGGATGAATAAGTTACATAACTTTGAATCCTTAATTGGTAAAGATATTGTGGTAATGCCAATTACATATTCAAGAGAAAAGGATACCATCGTAGTATCGCATAGAGCATATTTACAAACAATGGTTCCTACAAGAATTGAAGAATTAAGAGAAAATTCAAAAGAGCAAATTACAGGTTTCGTTACAGGTACCACCGCCTTTGGAATATTTGCTCAATTTAATGAATGTCTTACAGGCTTAATACCTAAAGCTGAATTAACTCATTCAATTACAGGTTTTAATGATCGAGATATTAAAGCCGGGGATGAAATTACATTCTGGGTTAAAGAAATTATTTCAAATAAGAAAATAATTTTAACTCAAGCCGGTGCACCAATTGATCCATGGGAAGAAGCTGCAAAAAAGTATACTCCTATGTCAGAAGCTGAAGGTAAAGTTACAAAGATAACTAACTATGGTGCATTTATTCAATTAGAAAAAGGTATAAGTGGACTAATTCACAAATCACAACTCAAAGAAGTTGAATTAACCAAAGGTGATATCGTTACTGTTAAAATTAAAGGTGTACAACCACAAGAAAGAAAGGTATCTCTTTCTTTAGTCTAATAATATTTAATATACAATTCTGCCTGAATATATAAAAAAATTCAGGTAGAATATGTATACTAATGAACAACTTAATGCGATCCACTTTTCCAAGATAGGATTCGAATTTGAATTTTTTGCTAAAAGCGATATTAATGAGGTTAAAACTTCGTTATGTCAGACCTTAGATAAAAAAATTAGAATAGAAGAGCTGGCTCACAGCGACTATGCCCCAACCGATAAAACTTTTAAACTTGAACCTGATAGTTCTGGTGGAAGTGGCATGATAGAACTTGTTACTGGACCACTTCCATTTGTTGAGGCTAAAATAATTTTAGCTAAAACTTTAAAATGGATAAAGGAAAATGGAAGCACTAATGATAAATGTTCTATTCATGTTAATCTTGCTTTCGATGGCAAGAAATTAGGACCTGAGACAAATGTAAGTAAACTTGATGTCGGTAAGTTCGTTTTAAGCTTTAACGAAAACAAAGTTTTTGAATTATTCCCAGAAAGAAAAGATTCAGTATACGCAAAATCTATAAAATTTATTACTCCACTTAGTGGTTTCCACCAAACCTCACCAGAAAAGACTCTGTCAAAAAACTATATGTTTGTTTCTGAAAAGTATTATGGTGTTAACTTTGGCAAAGTTCCAAAGGGATATATCGAATTTAGATATATTGGTGGTAAAGATTACGAAAAAAAGTACAATAAAATACTTAACTTAACAGAACATTTTATTATATCATTATACGAAACTTTAGTTAACCCTAAATATTCTAAAGAAGATATTGAACAACTTGATGTTATATTAGAAAAACATAAATCTGTTATCAGAGGAATGAAATCGTATTCTTCATTCAAGGAATACTTTCCTAATATTAAATTAATGGCTGATTTAAATTCTAGCGAAAATGTTGTGGAAATGTATTTTGTTAAAATGAGAGATAAGATATTTGATTTAATTACAAAGGCTGGGTTAGAAGAAGGTTGGGTTAACTATGATTCTGATATAGGAAGAATTCAATTAAAGAATGCAGATTTACCAAGAATATTTGAAATGACTGATATAGATGCTGTTGATTGTACTCTTAATGGCAACGTTACACAATGTGATATCTTTTCATCTACTATAAATAATTCTTCATTAATAGATTGTAACGTATTCGGTGCTACTAATATTGTCGCATCAAAAATTGATAACTGTTATGTTAACAGAAATGTAATGGCTGAAAATTGTTACGTTTATGGATGGAGAGGAGTTTTCAGTGGAGAGATGGATGGTGGAGTATTTAGAAAAGGAAAGTATACAAATCATGCAAGATTTTCTAAAGATGTCGAAATAATTGAATACGAAAAAATAAAATAAAAGATGGCTTTAACAAACTGTGATCCTGCTGATGGTAAATGTTTAGATGCATTGTTACAAGAGATTAACGATGAACTTACTATTGCATGTCAGATTCCTTTTACCGTTCCTAAAAAAGAATTGGTAAGAATTATTAACCGTGCTAAAAAATATTTTTACAAAATCTACGAAGATAGTGTAGAAGAGATGTATATCGCTTTACCTGGTAGTGCATTTGGTATGCCTTCATTTAGTAGAGGTGTAGAAGATCAACCGCTAGAAAATAAATTGTCTGAAACTGATCTTAAGAGTACAAGAGGTATTGTTAAAATGCCTAATAGAGTATACTCTGTCAATGCCGTATATGAAATAGGCGGTTGGTCTGGAGAAGATGGTGGGTTAGGAGGTATGGAATTTGGAGGAGATCCGGATTTCTCTATTGATAAATTTATTTACTCTGATGTATATGGCGCCGGTATTGGCAGTGATAACCTTTTATACTACATTGTTAATATGAAATTTCTTGATAATTCAAGACAGTACTTACAGGCACCATTAGGATATACATATAATAGATTAACACATGACTTTAGATTTACTGGCCGATTACCAAAACAAGCTTGTGTATTTCAAATTTATTCTACTATTCCTGACTGTGCATTATTTGAGGATGATGCGTTTGTTAGGTATTGTATAGCAAAAGCAAAAATTCAACTTTCTAGAATCTTAGGTACCTTTAACTTTAACCTACCTGGTAATATTACAATTAATTATGATCTTGTTATGAATGAAGGTCAAAATGAATTGGATTCTTTAATAGAAGAAATTAAAGGAGATGAAGGTGTAGACTATTTCTTTACTGCTTAGATTGCTAAAGGAATATATAATAAAATATCATCATGGCAGATAACTTAAGAGATTTTTATAGCAGAGACACCGAGGCACCTAAATATCAAGATACTAGGTTAGAGGTTGACGAAGCGTTAGATGATCTTATCATAAAGATTGAAAATACATTATTTACCCGAAGAACTTCTGTTTTAGGAGCACCTGATTTTGGATGTAATTTGGATGATATGATATTTTCTTTAACAAGCAATGAAGATACAATTAGAAATGTATGCGGGCAGCAGGTTGTTGAATATTGTTTAACTGGCCAGGACGGCTTTGTCGTTGATGTCCAGGTTAAATTTTTTCAAACACCTGAAAGAAGCGGCTGCTTTATAGATATATTTGTAAATGACCAAAGAGTAGTTGGAGTACTCTATTAAAAATAAAAGTAAATGAATGTCATTTTTTAGTAAGACGAGAATAAAGGCAACAGAACTGTTTGAAGATTCATTTCTGTATTTGCAAAAAACATATAACCAGGCAAGAACAGTATTTACGCCTGCATCACCGTTTGGTCAAGTCTTAACAGTGGTGGCAAACTTAGGAGAATTAATTTTCTTCTATATAGAGAGTGCTATAACCGAATTAAATATATCACAAGCTAGAAATTTAGAATCGATATATGGCTTATCTAGATTAACTGGGCATAACCCTACTCGTGGAATTTCTGCAAAAGGAATGATTGGCTTAAGATTAAATGCCGATGCGGCTACTTTAGTAGAAGGTGATTTTGTTGATATAGCAGATGAAGCAAAAGTACAAATCGTAAATAATGGTCGAACATATTTTCTTAAATTTACCGACTCTTCAGTAAGAATTCAAAAATCTAGTAGAGAATGGGTTAACTGCGAAATAATACAAGGTGAATGGGAATCTCAAAAATTTACAGGTAATGGTGGACCTTTACAAAGTTTTTCAGTTATTACTAAACAAGCGACAGATCAATTTATGGTGGAGGTAAAGGTTGATGGCCAAGTCTGGGAACATGTCGAAAGTTTATATGATATGAACTATAACGAAAGAAAGGTTATGGTAAAAACTGGACTAAGCGGTGGTATAGACTTATTCTTTGGAAATACATCATTTGGTTATCCACCACCATTAGGTGCTAATATTGATGTTAAATACTTAAAGACACAAGGCAGTGGTGGAAACATTGGTGGAAAAGGTTTATCCTTTAAATTTATTGATCCTGGTACAGACGCTCAAGGTGAGGAAGTTGATTTAACCGAAGTACTTGCTGTAAATATTTTAAGATCACCTGCATTCGGTAGTAACACAGAGGATCCAGATTTTACAAGATTGATAGCTCCTTATTCAAGCAGATCTTTTGTATTGGCCAACCCTAACAATTATGTTTATTACTTAAGCAAGTATGATCAGTTTTCTTTTATTGATGCATACAATACTAAAGATGATCAATATTTAGACGATGATAATATTATTTACTTATTCTTAATACCTGATGTTAAAAAGAAATTAACAAGTGATAAGGATTACTTTACTGTACCTACAGAAGAATTTAGTTTAACCGTTGCAGAAAAGGAACAGGTCTTAGATATTTTAAATGAAAGTGGTAGACAAGTTGTAACAGCCGAGGTTAGGATAAAGGATCCTATTATTAAAAAGTATGCTCTTAATATTGTAATAAGATATTTTGAAAATGCCGATAAAGGTACTATGTATGATGAAATAAACAAACAATTAAATGATTACTTTTTAAATGTAAACAGAAGAGATAGAATACCACGATCCGATATTATTTCAATAATAGAAAATGTAGAAGGGATTGATTCGGTAAATGTATTCTTTATATCTGAAGAAAACGAAAAGGCAATTAATGATGGTTATTACTTTGTTCCTGTTTATGGAACAGATCCTGCAACAGACCAACAGGTATTAATAGAAAATAAAAAGATAGTTTTAAAACCAGGAGAAGATCCTCTTTTAGGATTAGATGAGTTTGGTGATATTAAAATAGAAAGTCAAGAATTAGCAATAATTCGAGGTGGATGGGAAGATAGAAATGAAAACTATTACGAAGAATTTCCAGATCTTAAAAAATTATGTTCTCTTAACATCTTCTTTAAGACTGCTATACCAAATGATTTATATTCAAAAACTCAGCAGAAAAACTTTAACGATCTAAAGAGAACTCGAGGAACAACTATAGCCGATGGTAAAAATGCAATGGGGCAAAATAGAGGAAGACTACAAAATACACCGACACTTAAAGCGTCGAGTGGAAATACAGGAAGCTAATTATGGAAGAACCTAAAATAGATAGAAGAGTAGGGTTTCCAAGTTTATATAGAGAATCGTATGAATATTGGGATGACCTTAAAAACTTAGGATATAATTATACTGACAACCTAATGAAGAGAACCCTTTCTCCTTACATGTTGAAGAATCCTAATTTAGCAAAATTCTTAACCAAGTACTTACAGCCAATTATGGTTAAATATATTAATACTGTTAAGTATGTAAGAATATATTTTAACTTTGCGGTTAGAAAAGATTATGATAAAATAAATTAAAGGCAAGTGAATCTTTGGCAAAATTTAAATTTCTTCGATAAAAACGGAAGGTATCTTAATTTTAATTATGACGATACTAATGACATTTGGACTGGTGACATTTACCTTCCATTAGTTTCTACTGGCCTATATGAGGTTGGTCAACTTTTTATTCTTCAAGAATTTCTTGATGCAAATACTGGAGCAAGAGTATTTGGTTTTCCGCATGATACAGAAGAATCTGGTACAGGTGAAGAAGGTGGATGGGTAGTACAATGGAAAGACAATTCACCGGAGGAATTATTCTTATTTCAATTTACAGCAGATTTTGCTGAACCTTGTGATTTAGAAGATCCTGAACCTTTAATAACTGTATATGATGCTATTGATATTGAATTAGATTATGATCCTAATGATGTATATCCAGTACCGCCTGGTTTCATTACATTACAAAATGGAAATAGTAATTATCTGACTTTACAAAATGGTGGTCAAATATTATTAGAAGAAAGTACTGATGGTTTAGTCAAATCAAGTAGTATTACATCTGAGGTTTTAACAATTAACTTTGCACTTAGCTCTCGATCAGAAAATACATATAAACGTACTTTACAACTTGTTGATAAAAGTACCGGTAAAATAATAGCAGAATTCGTTGTATATGGGGAAACTGTCGAAGAAGATGAAAGACTAAAAGTTATGACTCAAAACTTCGGTTATCAAGTTTTAGCACAAGACTCTTCTATATTTAAAGAAACTGACATTAATGAAATACTCCCAGATTGGCAAGAAGTCAATATGAAAAGAAAGGAGATGATGTTAGAAGCTCAAAACATTTATACTTTCTTAGGATCATATAAAGGTTTAGTAAATGCAATTAAATTCTTTGGGTATAACAATTTAACGATAAAGGAGTATTGGAAAAATGTTGATAAGACATCTCCTAGGTTTGGTAAATACATTCATAGTAATCCTATCGGTGCGTTTGATCCTGTTGTAAATTACAATGATAATTCAATAGAGTTACCAAATAAGAAATTTAGAAAGACTAGTTTATTTAGTTTGATTTATAGAATTAATAAAATAACTCCAAACAGTTATGATATTGAAGATCTTCCTAATACTGAAGAAGTATTTGATTATTCATTAGAAGAAGTACTAATCAAGTTATACGGTCTTAAGCGTAAATTAGAAAAAGACTTTCTTCCACTTAATGCACATATTAAGGATATCATAGGAGAGGCTGATTTCTTTGGCTTACAGGAAGTAACAAACACAATAAGTAGAAATGATGCAAATACAATTAAGACAGGTATTGCTGCTGACTTTAAATATTCTCCAGAAGGTTGCAATTTAGTACAAGATCTTAGAGATATTAACTGTTTAATTTATCCAGAGTCTACAGGCTATTGTCCTTTTCCACAAAATTTAGTATTAGGGCCTTATGATGGCGGAGATGAATGCTGTTACATTGGACAAGGTATAGTCGGAACTTGTGTTATAGGCTGTGCTAATCCTAACGCAATAGGATCTGCATCTACAACTATTCCTGGACCACCTGTTGGCCCGGACCCTTATAGTTCATTAGGTCCAGCTGTGGATGGTAATAATTATACGGTTGGTGAATTAGCAGATCAGTATTTAGCCTATTTTAGTAGATATGCCCCAAACCTTAATAGAGTAGGTGCATGGCCTGACGGTGAATCTTCTTATTACCTTCCAGATAAACCTGGTATTCCAGTAGGAGCTCCTATTGTCTTAGAAAATACAAGCTTTGGTCAATTAACTTGGGAGGATGTGGATTCAACATGGGATCAATTGGATAATGGAGTTTATTATACATTTGATTTTGAACCTGTTAACCCAGACTTAAATGATGTATTTAAAATAACAGACCCAGTTACACAAACTGGTGTAAGCTATACAGTACAACCTGGTGACACGGCAGAAATAGTTAGAGATAACTTATTTGCTCAGTTGGACGCATTACGCGCTTCATTCCAAGTTCCTTGGATATTCTATGACATAACTTCACAAGACACTATAAGTGGACCGGTCGTTAGAATATTTGGAAGTAATCCTAATGTATTAGAATATGAATTAATTAAAACTCCTTTCAGTAATGCTGAATTTAAGAGAGAAGAATTACCTGGACCATTACTTTACACATGGGATAGTATTTTAAGAGGAAACTACCAGGAGATAGAATGGACTATATTTAAAGAACAGGACGAAACCCCTGAATATTTTTACAAGATAAGAGGTCCTATTGATGATTATGATAAATTTCCAATAGTCCTACCTTATGTTGGTACTTATACGGTAGAAATGAAATTATTTGATTTGTTTAATAACATATCAAGTTTGGTTAAGATAGATGAGGTTTGTGTTGAAGGTAGAGAAGTAGAATTTTTAGGTTGGTATCAGTCTAGAGAATGTACATATAGTTGGGAAAGTGAAGGTGATTTTTATTGGAAAGATTATGGTGCATACTGGGACTTACCTATACCACCAGAAACCACATGGGAAACTGAACAGGCAAGTTTATATGAGTCGTTAGATAGGGTAAATGCAATATTAAATAATTTTGGTGTTGGGACTAATCCAAATTTCTCCATTATGAATTACCAAGCCACAGATGCTGTTAGTTTTAGAGGACCTTATTTTTGGAATAATTTAGATAAAGGTGATTGGAATGATACATGCCATCTATGGTGGGATATGACTTCAACAACTGGAGATACACCGGCTTATTTTCAATTTGCTGAAATTGTACCAGACTCTTATTTAACGATAACTGATACGGAGGGAAATGTGGCACAGCATTATTTTGATTCTAGTGTCGATACTTTAAGAAAGGCTACTAATCAGTTAAATACATCAACAGATCCTATTATACATAAGTACATTTACAATCTTGTGTTGGATGCAACAGAAAACCAAATATTCATACAAGCTGTTGCAAGGTACTTCGGATACTATGGAGATTTCCAAAGTGTCGATATATTAGATACGGCAGGAAATAGAATTTGTGCTACTTCTACCGGAGGAGTTACAAATTGTGACAGTATAATATTTAGATCAGGTGGTCATGTCGCAAGTAACCCTACATGGAATACTGCAAAATTTGTAATAGATGGAAAAACTCTGCCTAGAATGACTTGGTTAATGTTTGTTTATGATAAATGTAAAATTGCAGGTAAGGATAAACCAAGATGGACTATAAAGAATACTACAGACCCTATGAGCTCTAATATATATTTTGAGAGTAAATACTTAACTTATCTTTTTCAGGATAAAGGAAAGTATGCAATCACGTTAGAACTTGAAGATACGAATGGTAATAAATATACTAAAGAAAAAAATATCTTAATAATAAAATAACAAAAGCAATGGCAATAAGCGTAACAGAAATCCTCGGTACAGATTCACTATCAGGTTCAAGGTTAGTAATAAATGATAACTTTAATATCTTGACCAGTGAAATCAATGCAATGGAGAATTATTTTTCTCCAAGTGCAGGGACAATAACGAATTTAAACAATCTTCAAACTAATGCATTAAGAGTAGGACTAGGAACAGTTAGACTTGATATTAATGCAAGTACCTTTGACATTATAGCCGATGTGGCTGTAGGTGGCGGTAACATTAGTTTAAATGGTGGTGGTTTAATTAGAAATAGTATTGATCCTCAAACATTAGATGAAATTTTTACAGCTGGGACAGGTAATGTCGCAGAGGTTGGAACAAGTACAGCAGTACCACCTTATACTTTTGAAAGAGTAGGTAATGGTGGAACAGCACCAGTAATTGTACAATTAAATGACGGTTCAATAGGACAAGAAATTTTCTTTACATATTCAAAACCAACAACTGGAGAAGTTCAAATAGTAGGAGCAATTAATGCTCTAATATTAGGAAGTACAAATAATACAGTTTCTTTAGATGGACAAGGTAAAACAGTTCATTTAGTATGTGTTGATAATGGAACCGGAAATGGAGATTGGTATATCGTTGGTGGAAATGGATATGTGATATCCTAATAACTAACACTTAAAAAATAATCAGTAAATGGCAACGACGCCCTTAATCAGAACCCCACAAGTAGAAGGAGGTACATTTTATACCTTTTCTTCAGCTGCAAGAGATCTGTCTAAAACTCTCAATAACGAGAATACTAGGCTGGTCTTTTCGAAGTTTGCCGTGCTTAACATACCAGACTTTAACCGCTTAGATTTTAATACATTTGGGACATACGACAATTATATGCAATTTAATACCATCGACGGAGAAATCTGGAACGGAGGGTTAAATGCAGATCCAAATATTAACTGGGCAGAAGGTTTACAAAATTACGCACTTAACTTAGAAGAAATAATTTTAAGTAACCCTGACTTTGATAACACGGTTAAACAAAGTCCAGCAGAAAGAGTATTCTTTAAATGGCTTAAGGAAACAGGAGCAATGCGATTCAGAGGTGCAACCAATTTGGAACAAGCACCAAGTGTAACAAGACCTCTTTTTGTCGAGGAAGATTTTTCATGTACAGGTGGAGTACACTATCAACCTGTAGTTAGGTATTTAGGAGAAATTGATATTGTTAATAATGTAGATAAGGCTGGGGAGGCCTACACTGAGCTGTATATAAATATTCCTACTGAAGTTGGTAACACACCAACGATTCTTTTTGATACTATAGAAGATGCTAATTACGAACCTAGTCTAGCGATACAAGGTTCGACTGAATTTATAGAAGGAAGAAATGCTGCAACTGTCCACCCGCAAGGTTTTGATATTAGAGCATATTATGATATAGATGATTCTATTACATATACCGATCCTAATGCAAATTGGATGGATCAGCCACAGCCTACAACTACAAACGATGCTTACTTTACTGAACCTATAACATTTATAGATCCTACATCAGTAGATATTAGAAAGTATCCTAATGATTATGGTAATCCTGCAGGTTTTGCCGGAGTTGCATATAGAAGATCTAAGTTGGATGGTATTTCAATTGATTGGAATGCTAACGATTATGAACAGATTACAAACAATAGTAATATAAGTACAATACCTCAATTTAATGGCACTGATTTGTCAAGTAACTTTGAGTTTAATGCTGTATTAGTATATTATGATCTAGTTGATTTAAATAACTCTGACAATACTGTAACAAACTTGTATGGTATTTTATTATTGGATAATATTACTCCCACTACAGAGGGTGGATACATACAACGGTATCCAAAATTTAAACCAAATAAAGTTACTGGTCAAAATGGTAATTCATTTGGTTTTAAAATAAATTTAAGATTCGATGCGTCTCCTGGAACGACTGGTATTGACACTATTGTTAATGATTACAATACTTTTTCGATGGGACTCTTTAGTGACGCCACTGCTCAACTACAAGAGTCTGCTAAAATATTTCAAAGACAACAACTTGAGGTATCTGATTTGGATCAAAGAGTTCAAACCTTGGAAAATCAAGTTTCGTCGGTAAGTTCATTAGAGTTCTTACAAGATCAAGTTACTGGCTTACAAGGTCAAATTGATAATGCTCAGCTTGCATTTTCAAATAGCACAACATTATTGGACCTTATTGCTGCAAATGCCGATAGCATAAATGATATAGCAAATGGAAATGTTCCGCTACAGGTACAATATAATACTGATGTTATACAAGCAGGCACTGGGATTATAGTTGATACAAATACTCCTAACAGAATAATACTTTCTTTAGGTGTACAAGAATATACATTTAATTCGTTAGCAGACACCAATAATGATCCTATTACAACTCTGTCACCTATTAATATAAATGTAGCAACTCCATCGATTTACTTTGGTTTACAACCTTATACAAATATGTGTAGAGTTAGTACAAATAATCAAGCAGGTGGGAATGTAAGTTTTTATATAGATGATTCTGCTATACAATTTAAAACAGGACAAACTATAAGAGTAGTATTTGATACCACTTTAAATCTAGGAACACAAAAATTAAAATTTTATACTGACTCATTAAGTAGACTAAATGCAGGATCATATGGGATACAAATGGCTGAGATAGATAATTCTGAAATAACTTCTGATAAACCTATTATCGAACTTATATGTACAGATGCTGCTAATCTTAGTTTCGTCTATGATATAGTTAAATAAATAAATAAAGAACCGGCTGAATGGCAGAACAAAATTCAATATCGACGATTTTACCTGAGTTTCTTAGACTCTTCAACAACTCTGTTGAAAGTTTTGAGAAAGTAAACCAGGCTATAACATCAAGCAGAGATTCCGTAACGGTAAATTTGCAAAACGAGGATAATACAATTTCTCGTGTCACTATTCCTAGCTTTGGTTTTCTAAAGAATTCTGTTGATAGGCTAGACAAAAATATACAAACTATAACTAATATAAGCGGTGGGGATAGTTCTATTCGTTTATCGGATGGTACATTTAGAAAATTAGTATTGGCAAAATTACCAGTTGAAGCACAAGATGTTACTTCTTTAAATTCTGTCACTTCATTTGATTTTAAATCTAATTGGTTTTTTGAAGGTTTGATTAACCCTCTTTTGTATGTTACTTTTGATTTAACTGGACAAGTTCCTATTGATACCGAAAGAGCTATTGTAAGTAGATTTATTCTAAACACAAATACAAAAAGTAAGATTAATTATTTCAATAATAACTTTCTTGGTAAGTCTGATATTGATTACATTCAGTTTTTAGAGGATTTGGCAAACAATAATATCCAATATGTTTTAGACAATGATGTTGTAGATATTCCACCTAGAGATAAACAATTCTTTGGTAAGTTTAGTGTTATTAGAATTTCTGAGGTTGATGTAACAGAAGAAGTAAATGGTATTTCAATTACTACACAAAAGAAATTATACAAATTAAATAAACTAAGTTATTCTGATACATTAGCAGAATTTCCTGATACTGTAGGATTAAAGGTTGGAGATTCATTAGAGATTGTATCTGATCCTATTGATACAAGATATGTCGTTAAGCAAGTTGACAGCAGTACGAATTCAATAGTCTTAGAATTAGTAGAAGGATCAAGAGCGGTTACTATTGGTGCTAACATTTTACAAGTTTCATCGAGTGCAAACAACGCTGTTGGCTTGGATGTCTCTGTTGGTTTTGATGAAAGGTGTGTAACCTTCGTTAAACCTATTGATGCAAATTCAAAACTGCCTGCTGTAAATTGGTCACCTGGTAGTGGTTTTTATACAAGTGAATTAACAACTATTAATGAAAATGGTACTGAGGAAACTTTAGCAACATTTTACCAACAACAGGCTGTTGATTTTGGTAGATTTTTATTATCATTTGCACAGGACAAAATACCTACTTCAAAACAAGGCTTAACTCCTAATGCTCCTGTATTAGAAGCTGATGACTTTAAGGTTGTTTTAATTAATGGGCAAGTTACCAATGGAGATGCGATTGTAAGTTTACAAGAATTAAATAATCAAAAGAATACATTAGAATCTGAACTTAAAGAATTAGATACTGCTATTAAGCAAAAGAGAACAAGAATTCAAACAACTAATTATGCGACTGAGGTTGAAAGAGATGCTGACCGAAATGAATTACAAGGTTTAGTAACCGACAGAGGATCTAAATCTGAACTATATGCATCGGTTGTTAAAGAGATAGCTGCAAAGGGAGAAGATAATTCAGTAGGTAGTGTTTTACCTAAGTACAGAGCAAGAGGATTTTGGAGAATGCCTGATCCTAGAGTATCACCAGATACCGGAAATCAAGACATCGTTAAATTTGTAACACGATATAGATACTTATCAGCTGACGGTGCAGCTAACCCTGTACAAGAATTTGAATTCCAAGATGGTGTAGGAAAAAGCCAAGGTGCATTTTCAAACTGGGTACAACTTGAAAGTGTTGTTAGACCAAGAGAAAAGAACCAGGTTACTGGGCTATATGAATGGGTTGAGATAGATGATGATAATGCAAGTTCTATAAACATTAACCAACTTGATATTCCAGTAAGAAAGGGAGAAGTTGTAGAAGTACAGGTTAAATCTATATCTGAGGCAGGGTGGCCAGGTAATCCTATTGAAAGTGATTGGTCAAACGCTGCAAGAATAGAATTTCCAGCAGATCTTAGTTCTGATAGTAGTGTTGAAAGAATACTTAAAGAAAATGAACAAGACCAGGCTAGAGTTAGTCTTGAACAAACTCTAAACGAAATGCAAATAGATCAGCATTTAAGTTCATCATTTACTGCTAATGAAAATTATTATGCTCATACAACAAATGTAATAGCGTCAGGATTTTTATCAGAAAACCAAACACCAATAGATTTATTTAGCAAATTGGTTGATATGAATAACCAACTTACAGAGTTCTCGGAAATATTAAGAAGAGCAAGTGGAAGATTAAGTGTTACTTTGGTCGATGAATTAGGTAATACTACAAGAGTTAAACAAGATACATTAACAAAAGTGTTTGCAGGATTTTATACACAAGATGTTAGAGACCTGGATGATCCTAGAGGAGCAATTGTAAGTAAAACATTTTTTATTAATTTAGCAAATGCAGAACAAACAACTTTACAATTAATATCTAGGGTAACTGGTAATAGAGGAAGAATGGTTAAATCTTCAGAAAATCCTGCATTCACTGTAACAGAAGCCACAAATGGAACTGCTATTATACCTGCTTCATACCCATGGTTAAATAATAATGCAATTAATCAATCCGATGGTAGGACACTATATAATTCAGATGATGCTGATTACAATACCTTGCGAAAATATGATTTAGCGCCTTTATTATTAACAAACCCAACAGTCCCTGTTGAACAGCCTTATGGGCAAGATGTATCAATTGCGCCATACCAATCTGCACAAAATAAAGGCCAATTTGTTTTTAGTAGATTTAAAGATGTTTCGTCAGAAGAAGTATTCTATAATTATATTAACCCAGACGGTGAATATGTAATAAATTTAGACAAGGCAGAAAATAATTATTCACGAACAGCCGATACAGCTCAGACTGACCCGGCAGAATTTATTTGGGGTGGAGGTTTTGATAATGGTCAACCAACTACTGCTTCAGATTACGAAGGATCACTAGGAAGTGATTGTTTAGAGGTACATATTGAACATCCTTATGTTGCAACGTTAGGTTCATTTATTAGAAATTACAATTTAGCCACAAGACAGCCTGGTTTTGTTGCCGGTGTAAATTTACAATTTCCTGCTGGTGGAATTTACGATGCTGCTGCATCTGGCGGTGGGGCTGATGTACTATTTAGACAGTCTAAATTTTCACCTTTACAATCTGATGAAGAAAAAGGTAAAACCCAAAATATTTACATTAATGAAAATATTAACCAATTAGCTCTTTTACAAGGTGGGCAGTGGCCAGCCACCATGGCTGCCCCGGGTAACGCAGCTCAGTCTTTTGCGCCAAGTCCTACTTTAGACTATGGAGATTTAACTAACATTAATTATTCTAGAAATACAAAAACTAGCTTTGATCCTAATGATCAATATCTTTTAGGTGAAAGAAGTTGCGGTTCATATCTATTTATTGCATCAGAAGAACATGAAACATTACAAGTTGATGGAGATTCTGTTCAATCAACAAAAC